TATGTTGCTAGATGCACGGATAGCTGCCGTAGATACTACCCGGGCGTGCAGGTAATGGTTGTTACGGATGATTTATGTCCGGGCTATCCATCTGATAAAAGGAATTGGGCTATGGAGAGGGCGAATGACGATATCTTTGTCTTTGCTTTTATAGATAGTGACGCCTACCCGTCACCACAATGGCTTGATAGGGCATTAGATTTACTAAAAGATCATGTTGCTGTCTGTGGCCCCGGAGTATTACCGCCAGACGCCCCAAAGATGGAGAGGATAGCAGATATAGTATTTCAGATGCTTCCGTATGCTTATCGAGTAGTACCAATGATGTCAAGACACACCCCGGAATATCCGACGTTTAATCTGTTGGTAAGACGTGAAGTAGCAACGAAGTTTGAACACTATCTAACAGGAGAGGATAGTCTATTCTGTCGGAAAATAATTGACGGGATTCTGTACCACCCTGACGTTCTTGTGTACCACAACCGCAGACCCGCGTTTAAGGGTTTATGGCAGCAAGTTGGGCGATTCGGTAGGCATCGTGGGAACTTTATCCGGCTAGCATTGTTCGCATGGATATCATCGGGGTTTGTATATGCGTTTAATTTCATAAGAGGATTTTTTAAAAGGAGGCCGTCTTGACTCTAATTTCAGATCCTATTTCAATAGATGAAAAAAATATAATGTATTCCATGTATTGTGTCCCATGCCATCAAGAAAAAGAAAAAAAAGAACGTGCGTGTTATATATACCGAGGCGAGTCAATGTGTGATGAATGTTTTAAAAGATGGAGAAAACTTTAATGAAAGTTCTTTGTACGGGATCACTCGGCCTCGTAGGTTCAGAAGCCGTTAAGTATTACCTAAACGAAGCTTGCGAAGTGATAGGCGTAGACAACGACATGCGGGCTAACTTCTTTGGCCCGGAAGCGTCAGGGGTTAGGAACTTAATAGACCATAGGAACTATCGCCATCACGGAGTTGATATATCCAAGATCGAACCTGTGATAGAAGGTGAGAAGCCGGATGTTATTATCCATTGCGCCGCGCAACCATCACATGACTACTCGGCGGATAATGTGCTATTAGATTTCGGTATCAATGCTTATGCCACAGTAATGCTATTGGAAATGGTAAGGAAGCATGTGCCGGAGGCGGTATTTATCTACCTATCAACGAACAAGGTTTATGGGGATTGGCCGAATAAAGCACAGGGGTATGGAGAAACAGACACAAGATACACACCTGTTAAATACAAGGATGGTTTTGACGAAACACTACCCTTAGACAACTGTATGCACTCCCCATTCGGGGTATCAAAACTAGCGGGGGATTTATATGCACAAGAATACGCAAGATACTTTGGTATTAAAACGGGTATTTTCAGATGTGGTTGCATTACAGGAAGCACGCATTCAGGCACAGAACTCCACGGGTTCTTATCGTACATGGCAAGAGTCAAAAAGCGGAAAACTTCGTACACTGTATACGGATACAAAGGGAAACAAGTTAGAGATCAGATACACGCCAAAGACTTAGTGAAAGCTATAGATTGCTTCGTTAGAAACCCGAAGCCGGGGGAAGTCTATAACATGGGCGGAGGTAGGGAGAATAATGTTTCAGTATTAGAGGCGTTAAAGATGTTTGGTATTAAGGATTGGGAATATGTTGATAAATCACGTATCTCTGATCATATATGGTATATTAGTGATACGAGTAAATTTGAAAGGGATTACCCCGAATGGAAACGGGAATATAACCTATGGAGTATTTTTGATGACTTACAAAACTAGTGCCGCAAACAGAAAAAATAGAAAAAGGTATTATTACGTAAATCAGGAGAAGGCGAAGGAATACTCAAGGAATTACTTCGCAGAACACAAAGAAGAAGTTGCCGAGTATGCGAAAAAGTATCAGGTAAAGAACAGAGAAAGACTCACAGATTACTACAGGGAGCGTAGAAAAAATATGCCGTGGTTGGCTTCGTACAAAGGCGCACAGCAAAGATGTCAAAATCCAAACGAACACAACTATCACCGATACGGTGGCCGCGGGATTAAGTTTATGCTTACATCCAAAGAGGTTAAGGAATTATGGATGAGAGACAAAGCCTCAGAAATGAAGTGGGCATCAATAGACAGGATTAATAATGATGGTAATTACGAATATGACAACTGCCAGTTTATTGAGCAGAGCGACAACGTAAAGAAAAGAAACAAATGAGATACCTATTCCCACTTAACCCATATAACCAACAGAGGCAGTACGAGAAGCCTGTCTGGGTTTTCCCAGCGCACTTGGCTATGTATTCCACTTACTTAAGAAATCATGGGCATGAGGTTATTTGGGAAGATAGCCAGCCCAATACTCTTACAACCAAAAAAATGCTTTCAGCAAAATGGCTAATGGAATCTTTTGACTCATACAGCCCACAATTTAAAACCATAAAAGACGACTTTGATATAGACGTACCATTCAATGATCTCCCATATCCTGACCGCGTATTCACAGATGCCCTACATAAACGGTGGCAATCATACGGCAATTACAAGCTTCACCCGGCAACGCACATGATGGTATCTAATCTATGTTGGTATGGGAAATGCAGTTTTTGTATCGACACCGCAAAACTAGAGGCTGGCGAGAAACGCGGCTGTAGGTCGGTAGATCATGTGATGTTAGAGATAGATGATCTCATAGCGAAGGGTTACAAAGAGGTCTTTGATGACTCAGGAACATTTCCTATTGGTAAGTGGTTAGCGGAATTTTGTGAAAAGATGCAATCTCGTAAACACAAGATAACTATTGGATGCAATTTCAAGCCAATTAGATATAACTACGAGATGATGGCTAATGCCGGATTCAGATTTCTATTAGTCGGAATAGAATCAGCCAATCAATACACTGTGGATAGAATCAAGAAGGGGCAATGTTCCGAGGATGTTATCCCGATTATCAAGAGTATGGCCGATGCGGGGCTAGAACCCCACGGCACTTTCATGACGGGCTACGAATGGGAGACAAAAGAAGATGAAAATAAAACAATTAGATTATGTCATTTTTTGCTTAGAAAAGGTTATCTCAAGACTGCGCAAGCGTCCGTCTACTCACCCCCGAGAACGAAACCAGATCCTTCAAGCATTGGCCACAGGTTTTTACCAAGATTCTACGATGCTTATAAACATCCAGAGTTCTGGATCAATAAATTGCGTGATATTAAGCAATGGGAAGATTTCACATATCTCGTTAGAGGCGCAAGACTCGTAATCGAAGAAAAATGGAGGAAGTTATGTACGCGTTAGTATTTTGTATAGAAGGTGGTGGTACGGTTCCGTTTAAATGCAGCACAATGGAAGTTGTAATGGGTCACGTAAAAAACTACATAGAAGCCTTAGAAAAAGCATCAAAAGAACAGAAAGAATGTTGCGTATTTGCAGAAGATGATAAAGGTAACAAAGTCGGAATGGTAAGAGTTTCTAAAGTGTTTGGTTATTTTATCCATGTGGAAAAACCAGATCCGGCAAAAGAAGCATTAAAAAAAATGGCTGATGCAGTTGAAAGAGAATCAAATCGAGGTGATGAATGGAAGGGGTAGCCTTGGAAAAAATAGGAATAATTATATTATTAAACTTTTTACTGTATTGCCGTACTTTATCATTTAAGTTCGTATCCGATGACTTCTCAGTTTGGAAGAACCCACCCGCCTTTAAGAACGCATGGCACAAAGCTTGGCTACGCTTCATAGGCGCAGCTAAGTGTCTAAGCCCTAGCATCCACATAGTCAGATCGGAACAAACAAAGAAGTGGTATCTCGCTTTCTTAAAGACGGAAATGCTTGAACACCTTTTGACTATCGTAATTCATACCTGTATCTGCGTAGCAATATACTTCGCCTTCGGTCAGTCAGACATATCATTTATAGCTTCACTCTTATACTCTACTAATCCTATCAACAATCAGGGTACGATATGGCCAGGTGGCCGTGGGTATGCGCTTCCTATCTTGTGTATTCTTTTGTCTATGTGTTTACCAAATCTTAGTAATATTTCCGAGTATTATAGCCAGTACGAACCAACGGCAAAATATATAGTGGAATTTGTGGCGATAGTTATAGCCCTCAGTGCTGTTGCAACTATTTTACTTGGATTTTGTTCGTGGTTCACGATTGGCTTCTTAGCACCATTAGTATTTATCGGATTTGATAATTGGTGGTTGCTTCTAATAATACCACTTGCATGGATATTGAATGTTAAAAAGTTTACCAAAGCGGTAGGCAACAAGATCAAGACAGAGACCTATGATGAGGACAAGAAAATCCATCCTAAGAAGCTGATATTAGGAATCAAAACTCTTGGATTCTATACGCTACTATGCCTAATCCCATTTAGAGTCACATTTTATCATAACTTCTTACAGTCGTCAGCCGGAAGCATGAGGCATAAGAACTATACGCTTTGCCGATACTTTTGGCTTGGGTTTCTTACGATCTCTAGTTGTATTGCCTATTGGTATTACGTTCCGTGGAACACTCTTAGCTGGGCGTTGCTTGCATACCTAATAGCTATTGCCCCATTCTGTAATGTTATACGTGCAAATCAAGAGATAGCGGAGAGGTTTGCTTGCTTCGGGAATCTATTTTTGATGTATGCATTAGCACAAGTGATATACCCATACCCGATAGCTATGGCCGTTATTATTACCTTCTACGCAACACGAACTTTTTATACTCTTTTGATGTATAAAGACGAGTATTGGATCACAGAGGTCTCAAGAATTGAAGATCGCTATGCGTGGTGGTGCTGGCATTGTTGCGCTATGAAGGCTTGGGATCAGCAATCTTACAAGCACGCTTTGATAATGTGGGTCATGGCGAGGATGATATCACCAAGAGAGTTTAAGGTCTTGATGAACATAGCCACATGCCTACGGATTCTAAAGAATAATGCAGAGGCAGACCAATACTTGAAGCTAGCCGAGGAAAACATAGTGCCGGGGCAGGAGAAGCAATCGCTAGAGTTTATAGCTAATCATAGGAAAGGGAAGTTACCGATATTGTTATGAGAATCTTATTATTATTGTTATTGATAATTTTATTCATAGCAGGGGCTATGTGGACATATTGGACTTATCCACCAGTTGAGGTTGATCGCAAAAAAAGGAAGAAATGAATGGTTAAACTTGCTGTTATTTTATACACGGTATTGACGGCCGCAGTTATGATCTTGATTATTTTTGGTATAGAGTGGAGAGGGGATTGAAATTTTAGATCATTAGTAGTAAACTTGAAAAAAGTAAGGGGGATTTATGCCGGGTAGTATATTAGATAAAAGACAAAGCAATGTACCAAAGTTTAGTATGCTTCAATACGATGATCTTATTGCATATTCACGATATGGAAATAAGATAACAGCACGAACCCGGGATGGTACGCACTCAACATCAGACTCCGTGGAAGCTAATCTATTGCTTGATATTCTTAAACAACTAAAGAAGGGCCGATGAACAATCAAGAGAAAGCCGACGAACAATCAATAAAGAAATTATTTATCGGTAAATGCTGGTCTTATCTAAACGGGAATTTCCATAAGTTTAATCAAACCAATCAGATAAAGATAGCCCTTGAGCTTGTCAAGAAGGATATCCCCCAAGAAGTAACCGGCATGGAAATGAAACAAATAGTTATTATGCAAGAAATCAAAAAAGATAACGAACCATTGAGGTTTAATATCGGTGACCCTGACACTAAACAAGCTGTTGGACATACCCAACAAGCTACTTCCATTCATTGAGAACTTTGACAAATACCGTATCTTTCTACTAGAGGGCGGTAGAGGTGGCGCAAAGTCTCAAACCATAGCACGATTCCTTTTATTCCTGAATGACCATTACAACCTAAGAACTGTATGTGGTCGTGAGACACAAAACACTATCAATGAATCTGTTCATCAATTACTCACCGATCTAATCCAAGAGTACCACCTATCCTACGACATTCAGAAGATGTCCATTAAGAACAAAAACAAGAACTCATCCTTTTCATTCATAGGTTTAAGAGAACAAGGTAGGTTTAATATCAAGGGCTTGGAAGGTACTGATATCTTATGGATTGAAGAAGGACAGGCTATCACTAAAAAAACTATGGAGATTGTATTACCCACCATCC